ATTGTAATGGTGCTGCGGCAAAACACTATAAAAGTTTAGGGGGTAAATGGAAGAAAAAATAATTTACATACTTTGAGAAATTTTTGTATTGAAAACAATTTAAATGATAGTGGATTACACAGAGTTGGGAAAGGAGAGTTAAAACATTTTAAAGGTTGGAAATGCGAATACCAATTAATATTGTTAAATTAAAAAACCCCTCGAATTCGAGGGGTTTAGTTTTTTTAGTCAATTCCAACGACTTCCAAGTCAAAGATTAATTTTTTTCCAGCTAAAGGATGATTACCGTCAAGAACGACAACATCTTCTTTAATTTCAAGAACTTTAACATTAACAGGGCCTTGAGGGGAATTTCCTTGTAACATTTGACCCACTTGAACATCAGGTGGAACATTAGTTGATGGGATTTCAATAATCATTTCAGGGTTATGGTCACCATAGGCATCCATTGGCTCAATCTCAACTGTTTTTTTGTCTCCCTCTAACATATCAATTAAACCATTTTCAAAACCTTTAATTAATTGATTTTGACCCAATGTAACTTTTTATGGTGTTCTTCCTTCAATCAAAGAAGAATCAAAAATAGTACCATCTTCCAATTTTCCTGTGTAATTCACATTTACGGTATCTCCGTTTTTAATTTTTTTCATAATATTTATTTTAATAAAGGTAAGTTAATTATATTAAATAATCAACTTTAATTTATTCAAAAAATATTTTTATATTTGTCTCATGAAAACAAATAATACCTCTAAAAACATTTTACATAAAATTTATCTTCATTTAAAAAATAAATTTGACCCCCCAAGACAAATAAGTGAGGAAGAAAAATTCTGTTATGAGATATGTGAGAAACTAATTAACAATCCGCAATCAAAATTAACAATCGCACCGCTATCTAATAAAAGATACATTAAAAATGATGAAAGTAGTATGTTTATTGTTATTGGAAATGGTGGAATTATGTTAATAAATCACGTATATAGTTACAATATTTATTGTGAACATTATGATAAATATGAAGAATTGATTAAAATGTTTGATAACGAAGTTGAGACAAAAAGATTAGAGTTGGAGAATGAAATAAAATCTAATATTCAACATTCCTTAAAGAAAATATTGTCAAGTTTATCTTGATAGATACTCTTTAATAACACTTAAAATATTATCTCTTACCGATTCTTTTTTCGGTTTGTAATGTGTCATTTTTGGTGAGTTTCCAGTTCCTGACTTATTATGAGTTTTCTCAGCGTTTCTTTTTTGTTGACACGCACTTCTTTTTTGAGAATCTGTCATTTTTGATGCGACACCTGCCGCCCTACATTTAGGGTACCCTTTGTCAGATGCGTCAGGTCTACCACATGGGGGATGACCACCACCTTCTTTATGACGACAAATATTAACCCAAGGCCCTTTTGGTTGTTTACTACCTTTAGGTTTCTTTTTTGTTCCAAACCAAACCGCCAAATCTTCTTTAACAATTTTATTAAATGGTGCTACAGGGTTTCCAGGTCCGTTACCGCCATTTAAGTTATCACCATCATCATCACTATTATTGGGGTGTTTTTTTTCGTATTTTTCAATTTTACGTGCTTTTGACTCTAGTTTTTTTGCAGTTTTTTTTGAAACGTCTAAAGAACCATCATAACTATCATACGCCAATTGAGCATCATCATATTTTGAAACTTGAATATTAAATGGGTCTAAATTTGTTTTATCCCATAATCTTGTTCCGGGACTTAAAGGAATTTTAAAAGAACCTGAACCATTTGTTCCTGTGGCTTCAGTTAACAATTTATCCTCTTTATACCATTCTAATAACTCTCTATTTAATTCTTTGATTGACATTAAGTGAAAAATTTTTTATAATTATAAATATCACAAAAAAAATAAATAATATGGCAAAAGAAAAAGAAGTTAAAACAGAAGAACCTATAGTTGAGGAAAATAAAGTAGAAGAACCAACTCTTGGAGAACCAATCGGTGTCTTATTTGATACAATGAATTACTACAAAAATGAAGATTTAGATAGATTTATATCTAATCTTAATCAAGAACAAGCTTTATATTGTATACTACAAGCGTGTCAATCAGCATTCAAAAGAAATGCTTATAATATAACTGAAACCGAATTATTATCAAAAGCAATTAGAGTAGTTTCTTCACCAACTAATTAAAAAAAAAGGAGACAATTTCTTGTCTCCTTTTGTATTTTCATTAAAGAATGATTATCTCAATTCTTGTAAATCAAATGTTCTAACACCATCAACTGTGATTTTACCATAGAAACGGTTATTAACCATTTTCTTAGCGTATCTCGTCATAATACCCTTAATTGGGGTAAAGTTGAACGGATTGTACATAGTTGGAGTTAATTGTAGAGGTACATACGGTGCGTAGATGTAACCTGTATCTAACAATGACGTTCCTTTGTGTCCCATTAACACTTGGTTTGCTGGGAAGTAAGGGTCACGATAAACTTGGTAACGACCTGCTAAAGTACCTACTCTTTCAATACCCATGTTGTATTGGTCTTGCTCAGGTGCTGCGTTCGATACGTGGAAATATTCCAAATCATCAAAAATTGCACTGATTTCAGAAGAAACAACTATCCAGTTTGCACCACCTCTCAAAGTTGATTTGTGGATTTGAGCTGAAATTTGGTTGATTGCAGTAATCAAAGTTTGGTTCCAATCTTTTTGAGTGTATGGAACTGCGTTACCACCTAATCTCTTCCATCCGTTGTAATCCCAACGTAAGTTCCAAGCGGCACCTTTACGTAAATCACGAAGGATTTCACGGTCGATTTCCGCAGCAACTTGTTCTGACAATAAAGCGGTTAATTCAGCTTCAGCGTCAATGTTGTGGAATGCTGCAACGTCTTGAGCCATTTCAGGAGACCATTGTGCTCTTAACTTTCTTTCAGTCACAGAAACTGTAACAGATTGAAGGTCAAAAGAAACCTCACCAATTTTATCTTCGAATTCCATATTTTTATATACTCTGTAAGATGTTCTAAATAAGTTAGTTGCAGAAGAACCTGAAGCAATTGTCGTACCTGAATAACCATCTAATGAGTTTGAACCTACAGAACAAGGTACTTGTAAATCAACTTCAAGATAAATTACACCATCTGCAGAACAAAGATTATCGTATGAACCATTATTACCTGTTGTAGGGAATGATGTTGTGGTTTGAGTACCATATTGAACGATACCTTTACCATACTTTTGAGTTACAACTCTGAAAAGGAAATTACCGGTTGTTGCAGAAAGAGCACCAGCACCTGAGGTAATTGTCAAATCAGACAAGAATGATTCGTTATCCATTGTTTGACCATCAGGACCAATCAATTTACCTGCTCCACCTGAAGCAAAACCTGACATAGCAACTAATACTTTTCTGTATTCACCTGCTGAGTATGCAGAAGTAGTTAAACTACCACCTGTCCATACTACAGTAGTTGTAACCGCAGTAACTGCAGAAAACTGACCTTTAGAATAATCAAATAAACCTGGAGGGTCTAAAGCCGGTTCATTACCTTCGTAGAATCTGTCGTACAAATTCTTGTCATTGTTCCAATCATAACCTGTACCAGGTGTTTGATTTGCGCCAGCACCTGGAGCTCCATATGGGCTATAGTGTGTACCACCCGCAGTAGGGTTGTTTCCTGTATCGTAAGCCTGAATGTTAGGTACGAAGTAGAACAATTTACCGATTGGTAAGTTCATAGCTTGTACTGAAACAATATCGTTAGCCAACAACTTAGAGAATACTCTACGTACGATTGGGAAAACAACAGTTTCAAATGAACCTGTATCAGATGTTGATGATGCTTCGTTTATCAAGAATGATGCTTGGTTTTCGTATAACTGTGCAACATTTTCTTTTAGGTGGCCTTTAAGACCTTCAAGGAACCCTAATTTGTCCCATTTGTTAATAGTATCTTCTTTGATAACTTTAAGGTGCTTAAGACCGATGTTACCAACGAGACCTGATTCTAATAATGCTCCCATTTTTATTGGTTTTTTGTTTTTAGTTTATTGTTTTATTTTTTACAACATTTTACCCATCAAATCCTTAATTCTCAAAAATTGAGGGTTTTCATAAGTTTTTGATTCAATAAGTGTTGTTGAAGAACCGGTAGAAACGTTTTTATTTAATTTATTTTCAACAGATTCATTCATTGGTTTTGATTCACCCTTCATTAATTCTTCTTTAACGGACTTGTAAAGATTTTTAGATTCTTTAAGCGTCTCGACATTGTCAAATCTTCTAAGGATGTTTATTTTTTCTTTTTTGGTTGTTGAGTGTTCTGTAAACAGTCTTGTGGCGTAAGCTAAATTAGAATTGAAAGTTGCAACTTCATTTAACTTTTCTCTAAATGTGTTTAGAGCTTTTCTGTACTCTTCATTTTTTTCTCTCAACATATCAATCTCGACTTCATAAGCCTCGAATTTAAGATTTCTGTTAGGTGTAATACCTTTTCTTAATCCTCTTCCTTCTTTGGAACCCATACCGTAAGTTCTTGATGCTTCTTTGGTTTCAATTTTTTTAACCATTTTCATTTTGCCTTCTGTGTTCTTACCTTCTTTGTATTCGAATTTAGGTTTTCCTGTTCCCATAGTTTTAGTACCTTCTTTTTTGTCCTCTTTGAATCCACCTGTATTAGGTTTACCATACTTAAACTTAGGTCCTGAACCAATTCCCATACCTTTTGGTTTAATAGTTCTCTTTGCTTTCTTTGGATTGTATGATTCTCCGAACATGTTATCCTTGTCGTCCATCATGTCTTCTTCGTCTACCTCGTCATCCATTTCGATTTCGTAGATAGTTTCGTCTTCGTCAAC